AAAATGACGTTAGCTGAATTGCAAAACATGGAGCGCATGGCTTACAACATTTCATTTGCCAAAAGCATGAAACGAGGAGATGCAAAAGATATTGAAAAAGAGTTGCTTGCTTGTATAAACGAGTGGTTACGTGGTGACGATGAAAAAACAAGAAAGGAACGGACAAAATGAAATTCTTAGAATGGGTTAGACAACTGTACACCCCCGCAACTTGCGAAGAATTGATGGTGCGGGAACTGGATACGGCAAGAAGGGATTTGTTGCTGGCAGAGACGGCGAGGGACTACGCGGAGAGCATGGTGTTGTACAACAACCAACGAATACAGAGACTGACGGAAGCACTCAAAGAGAGGTTGCAATGACGTTAGCCAAAGAAGTTGCCGACGCTGCGGAGAAGCTGACTCAACGAAGGTGGTGTTCTAACTGCCAGGCTCACAAAAATACCGCAGGTGGAGTGTACATCCCGATAAACAAAGGCAAACAGAAGCGGTGGAAATGCGAAGCCTGTAAATTACCCTAGCATTCCCGCGGCAGTTTTCTTACTTTCCGCAACGCGGTTAAGCCAGCCCTTACCAAATGTAGGAAAATTAGTAAGACCGCGATAGAAACTTTCTTTAGCTGCTGAGAACACACGTATAAAATCTTCTGCATTTGCGGTAAGTAATGCCTGTGTAGTTATGGGGCCAAGCGCCCCATCTGCGTTAATACCTAACGACTTCTGGGCTGTCTTAACTGCGCGGGATGCGCCAGCATTAACAGCAAAATCAAACAGCAGATAATCAGAACCAGCAGGGAGGACATCCCCACATACAGCATCCCAGTAATTCTTTTTATACAACGGTGCCACCATCTCTCTGGTGAGGCTACGCATTGTTGCTTCGTCCGCTGGATGACCGACATAATCCTCCCACACTCTTTGGGTTACGCCGAGATTCGTCCTGCCGCCTGGGTCTGATGGATGATTGACATACCCGCCTTCGTGCTGCAATACCAGCGCCAGCGAGCGTTCAAAGTTATCTTTCATCTGTTGCCTTCTACGTTCTTTACTTTCTCAACTGTGCGGAGGCTTCCAAGTCCAAGCATTCCAAGCAGCACTGGCATCATTTCAGACAACTCCAACCTTGGCGCTAGAGCTAATTGCTCTGCCATGCCGGTAGTGCCAAAAGTAAACACAAGGAACTGAGCAAACGGCAGCAGGACGTAGCTGTAAGCAAACGCGGCAGCACAGCACCAGCCGACCGCTGGCCTCCAGCCGCTTACAAAGATGTTTGAATTTTTAGCTTCTTCGACGTTTGTTTGAATCTGTAACTTAGCAAGATCAGTCTCGGCGGCGAGCTGCGCCAGATCACCTGTCATCTGCATTTCAAGCAGCTTGAGTTTGGCCTGTTCAGCCTGGGCAGGATCGGGGATAAACTTGTCGATCAGTTTAGAACCGATACCGAGAATTGCAGCAAGAGGGAACATTATTTACCCGCCCGGTTATTCCAGAGTTCAAAGAGGGTTCGTACTTTTTCTTCAATGATAGCAACGCGCAAGTCGATTTTGGACAACACGATGATAAGCGTGATAAGGGCAAGCAGAATCGGCCAAGACTTAACTAGCATATCGAACGTGTCCATTATTTATCTGCCTTGTCGTCTAGCTTGATAAATATTTTGTCCAGCATTTCATAGACACGCTTCAGGTCGTCTTTATAATCATTCTTCGATACGTAATCTATCGGCACTGCGTTCAGCTTATCTTCGATCTTATCAATCGAGCGAGTGATAGAATTTATCATCCAGCCTGCAAAGAAAGCCGCAACTCCCGCGATAATATTGATTAGCGATTGGGCTTCCATTACTTCGCACCTTCTGGTTTATACGGTAAAGAGACTGGATGTTTATAACATGCCTTAGGATCGCCCTGCCCTGCCTCCGTTAAAAACGCTGTGTTAGCAGGAACCTGACCAGACGGACAGTGGCAGATAGCTATTCCATCAGCACCACGTTTGCAGTTCCAGCTAAAGCAATTACTCGCCCTGGCGCCCTGCTGGATGCTGGCCGGGCAAGCCTGGATGACTACATTCATATCCTTGGGCTTGTTACTGAAATTACTCGCTTCCTGCGGATAGACCATCTTCGGCCAGAAGGTTGACCAAACGTGATTGCTGTCAGTAGGCGCACACGTTCCCTTCATGTTACCCATCGCCGTGTCTGCGATGTTCTTGCCGTTCAGGATGGGGCAGCGACACACAACCTCTGGATACGCCACGCCGTTGTTTCCGGTGATTGTCTTGCCAGTCGGCTTGCAGGTAGAGGCAGCGCACAGGGCAAACTCTCCGTTGCAGATGGTGAGTCCCTGCGCGAAGCTGGCTGTAGAGGCAAGCATGGCGATTGTTAGTGCAATTTGCTTTAGCCAGTTCATTAGTTTATTCCCTACTGTTGACTGAATAATCCTGCTGCCCTTGCACGACGATTTCGTTCATCTATCACCTCGCTGCTTAACATTCCAGCTTGGTACGCAGGGTTCATAATCGATTGATAGTTTACATCTGGCAATAGGTTTGTAACTGTTGATACGCCTTTCCCAACCCTTCCGGCGGCATAGAGCATCTCACCCATTAAGCGAGGAGACGAAATAGCGGCCATGCCAAGAGCAGCAGGGAGACCGCCAGTGCTAAATGCTCCGAATAAAGATGGCACTGCCGTTGCTCGTTGCAAACCCCTTGGGGTAAATTCGCTCATAGCTTGACCGGCAAGTGCTGGCATCATTTCCCGACCGCCAGCAGCTTCAAGTTCTTTGCCTAAATTGATTCGTTGGCTATAGTTTGTCTGGACGTTACTACGCATCAGCGATTGCAACTTACGAATCGCTGTATCAGCAGATGCTTTTTGACCTAAAGAAAGTGTGCGTTCAATTTCTTTAATTAAATCACTTGCATCGCTATATGCCTTCATAGTCTTGGCATATTCAGGTGCTTGTTTTGTTATTTCTTTTTTAATTGATTCGTAAACCCCACCGGCAGCCAAACGAGCCGTTTTTTGCTCGTATGGGATAGTCTCTAAAATTCCACCAATTTTTTGCTTTAAGGCATCAAGACCTTCGGGCGTGTGGAATTGAGTAGGATCAAGACTTTTCCAATTACTGATTTCAGCTTTGATGTCAGATATTGCATCTGCTGCTTTTTGATTTTTAACTTGCCCTTTAAAAGTTGCAATGTTCTCTGCTGTATTAACTGCCGAATCAATACCTGCAAAATTTAATACACTTGTATCAGACTTGATAGCTTTCATATTGCTGCGATACTCAGCTTGCTTTGCTGTATTCATTGCAGCAAGATTTTGCTTAGCTGCTTCGAGCACTACTTCAATGGCAACATTGCCGCGCAAGTTATCTGTAAGCATTTTACCAATATCTCCACCGGCATAGCCAGAGCGTAGAGCTAGATTAGCTCCTTCACTTCCTACGCCAGTAGTCATGCCGATAACAGATGGAACGCCTCGCGCTAACGCAGTCGCACCTTTGACTGTTAGCTGAAGCGGGTCTACCATACTCGCGGCTTTTGACAATTTTGCCGATATTGAAGCAGCTTTAGGAGCTAACAAGGCTCCACCACTTAGAAACGTAGACAAGTCGGCCATCACGCCTGCGGGGTCGGTGGCAATTGCACGTTTTGCGCCCTCAATGCTGCCGTATCGATCTTTATAAAATTGGCCTAATTGATCTGCCATCTCTCTGGATTTTTTATCTTCTCCAACAATTTTCACAAAACTTTCTGGAAGAAGGTTTTGCAATGTCCCACCGATAATGTTCAAAATACCTTTACCAGTTTCAATAGGACTTGTAACAGCCTCATACAAACCTGTTGCAAGATTGAACGTAGAAGATGGTAGGTTTAACACAGCACCAGTAGCAACCTCTCCTGCTGTCAATGGTGCTTGCACCTGTGGCGCTCTTTGGGTAGTTGGAGTCGCTGCAGGTGCAGCAGATGAAGCCAACCCAGCCTGACGCTCGTAAGCATCAATTTCAGCGTCAGAATATCCAGCAGCCCTTGCCGATACACGGTCGATGGTGGCCATAATTTATTTACCTTTTATTTAGCGGCAGGAGCTGAAGGCACAACATAACTCTCTAAGCCAGGGCGTATTCCCGTTGGTTTGATAGCATCTAACCCAGCTTTACTAATTCCTTGCGTTCTCAAAACTTTCTCAAGTTTGTTATATGCGTTTAGCGAAAGTTCAGCTTGACGCCTCAAGTTAGCAGAAGCCTGCGCTGGACTCATTCCTTTTGTAACCATTGCTTTTTCAAATTCTGTTTTTTCTGGAGCAGTCAAGGCAGCGCCGAACAATTCATTTCTGACTTTGTTTACGTGTTCTTGGTATCCTTGCCACCACTGGAACAACTCAACGCTTTTAGCGTCTTTTGCTTTTCCGGCAGCCACAAGAGCAACGTCTCCAATTAAATCAGTTGCGTACCCTGCAAATTGTGGCTTAAATGATTCATAAATGCTTACAAGTTTATCAGCAGCCCCAGCTCGTTCCGTTAACTTTGTTGCGTCATTCATTGAAAGTGGCTTTCCATCAGCAGCCGCCTCTGCTTTGCGAGTTGCATCAGCAATCTGGAGCCGCACCAACTGTTGAGTAAGTTCTCTACTTGCGGCTAATCCTGCTGCTGAGATTGCACTAGCTGTCCTGCTTAGCTCTCGTTCAGAGGCTTGGGTGTTCAATTGAGTCAAAGTTTGCATTAACTTATCCTGATCTTCAGGATCAATTGTTGGAAACCGCTTTGATATTTGTTGAGCGTATGGAACGATTGTAGGATGCACTGCGCCTGATGCAATCAATGTTTGAATCGCATTCTCAGATGTAGCCGGTATTTCTGGTTGCCCCGTAATTGGAATAACTTTCCAACCACCATTTGGGTCTCTTTGAATAATTCTGGCTCCTTTGGGGACTTCTTTGACCTCTGGCATTGCCAACTTTTGAGCAGCAAATATGCTTTTAAGTTGTTCCCTACCCTCTGGCGTCCGCATCAACTCAGGTGCTACACGTTGAATGTCAAAAGAAGCTGGCCGCGCAGGTATCGGTATAGGTTGACCAGTCTCGTCTATCCGCACAAATTGCTCCTGCTCTGGCATAGCTGGCAGATATGCACCTTGTGCAATTCTTTGCGCTTCTAGTTGTAGTCGTCTTGCAGTTTCTTGCTCTGAACGGATACGCGCTTGGTCTGAACGAACAAGTGCCTGCTGCTTGTATTTATCTGATTCTTGCAGCAAACCAAACGCAAGCTGCGGGATACCAGCATCTCTGGCCATCTGAGCTGCCTGGTCGAATGTCTCAGGCCGGTTAGGATCAATCATGCCGAGGATTTGCTGGCTGACTGTGCGCCTCTGAAGTTCGGGGTCTGTCCCACCAAGCGCCCCACCTATTGCTCCGGCCAAGCCATAAGCACCGCGCCCGATGGCGTAGTTTGCTTGCTGCATTGGGGTAAGTTGTGCAAACCGCAAAGCTCGCTCACCAGATTGATCCTGCTGCTGTTGTTGATAAATTTCCGGCGTTAAGCCGAACAAGGATTGTACGATTTCAGCCATAGTTTCTCCCATAAGCTATAGGATCGATATACCCGCTCGACCCACTTCCACTAAACAGTTTATCAATCCCAGATCGAAACTGAGGATTCTGACCGGCCTGCATCAATATTTGAGCATAAGGATTATAAGCCGCCCCGGCAGTTGTTTGAGCAGCATTCATACCGCCACCATACAAAGCATTTGCGCCCGCTGTACTTTGCCCTTTCGCACCGATGTTGATGCCGATGTTCAATGGGTCTTGGCCTAAACCCTCAAGTTGCCGCATCTGCGCCAGATACGCTTCATATGGGCCGAGCGCAGCAGCTTGACCTCTGTAGCCTTCAGTCAGCAGGTTGCTGCCTGTGCCAAACAGCCCTACCCCAAACGCTGTTTGTTGCTGGCCAGCTTGCATGGCTTGAGCAGCCAATCCAGCGTCCTGCTGTGCCACAGCGTTGTAGTATGCCTCCATCTCAGGATTTGCTGCGCGGAAACCAACACCGCCGCCTGGTCGCAATCCTGTGGCTCCTACAGCCAATCCACCCCTGCCGGTCTGGAACAATTGGTTTTGCAGTTGGGCAAACTGACGTTCACGGCTCGGAGCTAAAAGATTCTGCTGGCCAGCCATGTATTGTTCAGCGGCAGCCTGTGGAGACTGTGCAAGGTATTGCTGGCCAAGTCCGAACAGACCTTGAGCAGCACCTTGTAGCGGTGCGAACTGCTGCTGCGCCATCTCAGCTTGCGATAACCCGCCACCAGCCAGCCCCATGAAGCGATCTTGATAAGCACGAAAGGCAGGGTCTAGCGTATAGCCTGCGCCCGATACGCGACCGTCTGCATCTGTCTGGAACTGCGACTGACCGAAGCGTGTCGTGACTCCTACTGGTCGGAATCGAGCTTCTTCAGCCGCAAATTTTGCAGCAGCAGCTTGTGCTGCAGCTTGTGCTTGCGCCGCTTTCTTTGCGGAACTGCTACCCATCAAACCGCCGAGTAAGGACGCACCCGCCGAAATCCACGATGCTGGCATATTAAACTCCAATCAAAATTTGATCTACTTTAGACGGGTCTTTCTCGTCAGTAGAATGAATACAAAACCAAACACAATCAGTTAAAGCCTTAACGCCATGTGTCATTCCAGCCTTGATCTCAACGCAAGCTGGAGCTTCAATTACTTCTACCTGCTCACCCTTCATCACCGCGACTTTGCCCTGAGCAAGAATAGACAAGTGGCTGAAGTCATGCGTGTGTTTCAAGATAGCCATGCCTGCGCTAAACCGCGATTCTTTTGCGTAAAGACCATCACTAAAGTGGTGAGTAATCACACAGTCCTCTTCCACATAAAAACTGTGATATACGGTTGATAGTTGGGATTGGTTCCGCTTACGCCCGCCGAATCTATCGTGATGCCAGTAGAGGCAGCAACTGTTGTCCCGCCGATAGCGTTGGCATTGTTGTTAGTGCTATCCGCTCCGCTACCGACTAACGCTAATTTTGTTTGACTGTTTTGTGTGTGCGCGTGCGTTGGGTCTGTAATCGTATGTGTATGCGTCGGCAAAGTAGAATTTGCAGAACCGCCAGTTTCTTCAGCCGTATCAAATAAAACATTGCCTGAGTCAAAACCAACAGGAACTCGGCCTGCGCCGAATGCTGTCCAAGTGCCGAAGCCTAAGAGCGTGCCGGGGTTGGTCGCCACAACAGCGGTAAAGATTGATCCAACCGGAAACAGCGCAGCTTTAACTGCCGTAATCGCAGCATCGATGTAGGCAGTGGTAGCAATCTGCGTGTTATTGGTTGCCGGGGAAGCAGTAGGCGCAAGAGGCGTTCCCGTAAACGTAGGCGATGCCAGGTCAGCCTTAGTCGCCACAGCCACCGCAATATTCACAAACTCGGTGTTGATCTCTGTACCCTTAACAATCTTCAGCGGGTCGCCAGAGGTTAGCGCATCCTTGGTGGCGAAATTAGTGGACTGAACATAATTTGACACTTCATTCTCCTTGTTGCAGGTGGAAAATCATACTGTTTTCCCGTTCTTCGATTGAATCTCAATTCGCTGAATGGACAACGCAGACCCGTTTATATCTGCCTCATAACCAGTCTGCACGATTTTACCGCTTCCACTGGCCGACACACTTAAAGTCTGCAAAGCCACACCATTTGCGTATTCAGATACTACCGTAGCATTTGCGCCGTATTCGGCAATGTTGTACTGGCTAACTTTCTGCGTTGGTATTTGAGCGTTGGCTGACAGATAGTTTGTTGTGAAATCGAACGCCCATTTCATTGTTAAAAATTGATTAGTGCCACCAATCACAACCACCTTCAGCCGCTTGAGTAGAGAGGTTACATTAGCATTACCTAAGTCAGCATGGTTGGTGTAATACTGAAAGCGATATGACACCGTGTCATCTTTTGCTCCGGTGTATTTTGCGACATAACCAGTCTTGCCGAGAAACAGATCACCATTGCGCCGCGATAATAGCGCAGATGGTTCTATTGAGTCCCATGTCGTTATTCTGAAAGCGCCATCTTGCAACTGGCCGCGCGTATCAAAGCAATACACCTCTTTGACAAACGGCAATACAAGAAGATAAAAAGCCTCAGTTTCAGAATAAACAGACTTTATGTTCGCAAGCGTTTCACCGGCAATGGTGTTCATCAGGTCGCTACGCACGTTCTTTGACAAGTCGCCAATAGGGACAGACTTCTCAATCACCGTCCGAGCAAATGATCTGACACCAGAATTGGATAAAAACAAAACGTCCTTGCCTGTGCCTTGAATAGAGTCTCTGGCAATGCAACCAATACCCGCTACAGTGTCAGCCAGCGTTATTGTCGAAGGTGTAGTGGCACCAGAATAAACAAGTATTTGACGCTGGCCAAAGATAATCAAAAAGTTGTTGTGAGCTGCCAAGCCGGTGATGTTATCTGCGCCGTTCGGCCATACTTGATTGACATTCAGCGATCCAGATGTGCCGCCAGTCCAAACATGGCCAGAAAGCAGATCAGAGAAAAAAACAGTCGTATTGTCTGTAGAAGTATCTGCCACCCACAAGCGACCATACGCGCTTATTGCAATGTTGCCGCTAGGCACTGTTCCAGCATAACCCGTCTTTTCGCTAACCCTGCGGAATGTCGTAGTGCTGACTGCCGGATCAAAGATCAGCGGGTCAAAGCCTGTTTGAAAGAAATAAGTAATCCCATTGAGAGACGCACAAGCCCAGTTGTTGGCCGTGATAGTCGGTGCAGTTCCACCGCCCCCATACGTCAGTTCAACCACTGCGTTTGAACCATCCAGCTTGAATAGCTTGTTATTCCCGGCAAACAGGATGGTCAGTGTGCCATCAGTTTGCACCAGCTCATGGATCACGCCAGGATTATTTGCTCCAAGTGTACCGGAAGATGCGTTGACTCTTGACCAGCCCTTACGTGAGCCGATGCGTCCAAACTGATCAATTACGCAATTCGTTGTAATCAAAGCAAAGCCTGCCGCCAAATCCGTAGGCGAGTCTTGCGTATTCAGCCCTAGAAAGCCTGGTGCTGAAATACTGGCAGTTTGGAGGGCTTGGCTCATATCGCTAAAAACTCTTGGTTCTCTGGATAGCGAGTGCCTTCTAGTGCGATCTGGTCAGCCAGCATACCTCTGTAAAGCTGATACGCCTCGGATGAACTCAGACCACCATCTTCACCACGCTCTACCAGCGCACGCGCATAAGCATTTTGGACAACTAGAAAGTCAGGGACAAGCACCGATGTCCCATCTGCTGACAATGTTGCCTGCGGCACAGTTAAAGAAAACGGTACGCTATAAACTCCATCAGGACGAGGAAACAGCACTACCTTAGTGTCGCCGCTTCCATCTACGCCATCGAACGAATAATACTGTGGAAGCCCGTCTGTAGTGGGAACGAGATTTTGATAGCGATTCATCTCTACAAAACTGATGTTTTGCATACCGATGTTGGATGTGGTGTTTATTGCATCTAGCACTTGGAACTTCTGTCCAGCACCCGTCATGGAATAGATGTAGGTCGCGGCCACCGTGGTAATGGTTACAGTTGTGCCAAGCACGTTCCAACTAAAAGAGTCCTCAATCTGCCGCTTTGCATCGTTGACAAAAAGACCGATCAGTGTCGAATAATCTGTTTCGTTGTTAGTCGATACCTGCGTTTCACGCAATCTAATCAGAACGTTGTTAATAAGCTGTAGATAAGTCATTTCTTATTCCTTGCGCTAATTGCCTTGGCCTTGGCTTTGGCGTCAGCCTTGGACGATGCCCCCCACGCATTCAAACTCAACAGCAATCGGGTAGGTTCACCGTCTTTGTATTCAGGGCCGGGATTGCCCGCCATTCGCGCTAGGAACGATGCCCTGCGCGGGTTGTCACCAGACTTCACCGGCGCTTTGATGTCTTGGCCAGCGGCCTTCAGGCTGGCTCTACCGGCAGCATTCAGCCCACCTTTGGGATTCTGTCCTTCCTTGCGCTGCCATGCCGGGGTTTTCATCTGTAAGCCTTTACCTTTGCTGCGATCTTTTTGGGCTGTTTGGAAAACTGCTTTCCCGCCTTTGTAGCTTCTCGCTTTGCCTTTGTAGTCGCCGCATACTCAGCCGAAGTCAGGGATTTTATAGCCTTGGCCGGCAGATACCTCTCGCCCGTCTCTGACGATGGCTTGCCCGACTTAGTGCGCCAGTCTTTTGACCAATCCTTCAGGCTTTTCTGCGGGTCTTTCATTTTTTCTTCGGCATCGTATGCGTAAGGTTTTTGCTCTGCGCCGTGTGTTTAGCGCCAGTCATCAAAGTGGAGCCAACCTTGTGAGTTTCGCCTGTGTACGGTTTGCCGCTTGGCAGATAGTGAGTTTTGGTTTTGCTCATGTCTTGTAACCTCCACCTTTAGCTTTATATTGAACAGCCAGCAATTGTGCTTTTCTGGCCGACCATTCACCAGGATCACCGCCTTTTGTTCCTGCTTTAATGCTCTCAAACAAAGCCTTCCGCATAGTCGGCTTGGTATAGTTCCCGGCTTCGTTGACTTTGCTTTTAGCTTTCATTTCTTCTTCCGCGATTCTGACAAAGCAATTGCAATAGCTTGCTTTGGGTCTTTGACAACCTTTTTATTAGTGGTCAATTTACCAGCGCCAAACTCTTTCATCACCTTGCTAATCTTCTTTTGGGCTGGAGTTTTCATATCAGTTCAGTATTAGGATCAAGCTGGAAGGTTGACATTACTTTCCTCGCTTGGCTTTGGTTTCCATTTTGGTAGCGGTGCTTTTGCCATTCTTGGGCATAGCCTTTGGCTTGCCGACCGCAATCATAATTGCTACAGGCATGGCTTTTTTCTGAGACATTTTAGGTGCTTTACCGTACATTTTATTAACTCCTAAATTGTAAACTTGCGAGGCCGCCCTCTCTTTTTAGAAGGTGCAATCATGGGCAGAGGTTTTATTTCTGGAGACTCTGGCTTCTCATCAACTACATCAACTCTTACGTATCCTGCATGACCACGCATCGAATCAATGTCATACGGCTGCGTAAAAGTTACGGTATTACCAGACTGCAAACAACGAAAAGTTGCCATTTTTTTACCTCACAAAAGGAGGGCCGAAGCCCCCCCTTTGTTTATACAAGACGAACAACAACACATTTGATGGTAGTGCTTGCCAAGTCCACTGTTGCGGTAGATTCGTTTTGAAAACGAATTGATACCGTTCCTGCGGCACTGACATACGGAGTGATGCTGAGTCCAGAGACATCAACACCCATGCTGACGTTGAGAACAATGTCACCAAGAGCAACACCGGGAACTTCAATGGTGTTTGTCTCGCCAGTTCCATCAGTCAAAGACGATGCGTTGAGCGTTGCACTAACTGACCATGTATCGGAAAACAGACCCCGAAATTGGTCATTGCCACGCCGCGCAGTAATTGCAGTTGCAGCAGCCATAATTTAACTCCTTAAAAGAATACCCCCCATTTCTGAGGGGAGTTGGTTTAGGCCGGAACAACCAGAGCAAACAGCGAAGCAGACTTAGCCGCGCCGACAGTCCCTGCAACACGCAAACCGGCAACACCGTAGAGCGTGTCGGAGGTGAACAGCGTCGAGAGGTAGTCTTGCTTGTACTGGATTTGCGAACGGATACCAATCTGCTCAACCAGCACCATCGAATCACGATGACCCATCAAGCATACCCGCGCCAGAGCAGAACCAGAGGTTGTGTCTGCGTTGCTGGTCGTAAAGACCGGGATGCCGTACAGGTTGCCGATTTCGCCGTTGCGGATCGCATTGCCATTCCCAACAAACGCTTGCTCAGTGTAACGGGCAAGACCCATCAGCGTGTTTCGGCTGGACGGGGGGATGACAAAGAAACGCTGATCCATCGAAGTGTCGTTATCGTCCAGACGCTGAATGGTGCGACGAATGGCCGCATCAGTCAGTGCGCTTTCGTTGTTGCTCGCCGCAACGTAAGCGGTCGTGCCATCGCCGCCGATGAAAGCACCAGTGGCATAAGCATTGGTGCCGGCGCCACCGTTGGAAGAACGACCCACGTTAATGAGGTCGCTATCAACAGCGCGGCTCAGAGCATAACCAGCGTCGGCAGTGTAGAACTGGCGCATAGAGGCCAGAGCTTGCGCTTCCGTGATGTCCTCGATGAAACGGCTGTATTCAAAGTGCCGATTGATAGAAACTTGCACTTCGGACTCGGTATCGGCAATCAGAGTTACTGCGGTTGACGATGCCTTGAGCGAAGCAGAACCACGGGTCGGTGCGGGGATGTGAATCACATCGCCTTTTTTGCCCTTGAAATTCATCTTCATAACAAGGTTCGCCATCACAAGATTTTTCTTGTAGGCGGCGATGATCTCGTCAGACCAAATCTCCGGGATAAAGGTTGCTGCGGTGGTATTGGTTACTTGCGGGGTAGGATATGCCATTTGTAATTCTCCAAAAAGGGTAAGTTATCGAACCCTTCCCTCTGCGTACGCTGCGAGTATTTCATCGTTCAGCGAATCGTATCGGGAAGGATCATTCATCTTGAGCCGTATCAGGTCTGCCCTGCGGTAAACTCGTTTAGTACTTTCGCCACTTCCACCTATATCTACTTGTGCGGCTTTCATGCTCTTTGCCCTGGTAGCGTCAGACGCTTTTTCGGACTGTTGAGCTTTTACGCCACGCAATTCCTTGTAAGTGGACAGCAATTCATTTGCCGAATCGTAATCAAAGTCGCCATCAGCTTTTGCATACAGTCCCAGTCGAATGGGCGAGAGTTTCACCCAGTCTTGAAACCCTGTTTCATTCACGATCTGACTGAAATCAGGATGCTCTTTTGACAGCTTCTGTTGAATCTGCATCTTTTTAAAATCTTGCCCAGCTTGCCGAGCAGCAAGAACATCTGGATGCTTGTCGATCGTTGCCTGAACTGCCTTTTGCGGATTCTCAAAAAAGTCTACTTCCGGCTCTACTTCTGTAGGTTGTTGCTTTGAACTAAGGTTTTGCTTGAGCAACTCGTCAGCTAATCGTCTGACTTCATCAAATTCCTGGCCTTGCTTGCCAATCTGCTTCTCAGCTTCTTGGTGCATCCGCACGACTTCTTCTAAACTTTTATCCTGGTATTTCGCAGGAAGTTCAGGTTTTGCGGAAAGCTCGGATTTTTGCTCTTCTACTTCGAGTTCGCCCAGCGCCTCTTGTTCTTTGTCAATCAACATACGGTTTTACCTTTCTAGTAGGAGAATAACTCGGCAAAGTTGCTTATGAGTTAGATTCTTTATCCCAACTTGGGGTTTAAATAATCAACGCTTACGCGCTGGCCTTGCGTTCCGCTTTCAGCTTTTCACGATGAATCCGGTCAAATCTGCCGTGGGCAGAGGGAAAATGACCAGACCACCCTTCTAAGCTAATCGCTGCTGCACTAATGATGCGACTGGATTTCAAGCCGCACCAACACGGTAAATCCTTGACTTCGTAAGCCTCCAGACTTTCCGTTAAATGCCCGCTTTCGCAGACAAATTCATACATTCTTCTCATTTAATTCCTCGTATGCCTGCTCGCTGACACCTCTAAGGTTTTTCAGCCAAACCAGTATAGACATCTCGCCTCGTCTAAAATGCAAAGTCTTTTCGTCTGTAATTGAACCAATGTTATTGAGGGAATCTATCATACTTTCAATGTCGATAGTCAAATCCTTCCAGCCAACGCTTCCCATCATGGAAAATCGCTCTTCGTAGTATTTTTGTAGTTCTTTTTCCATTACAAGCCTAATGCCTTTTTAAGCGCTGCAAGGTCAGCAGGGCTTGCAAGTATTTGCTCAGCAAGAGTAGGCATTTTAGGCATGACCATAGGCTCAACAGGAGGTGTGGTGTCTACGAATACTCCGTTCTCATACAGCCAACCGGGGCTTGCCCTATCCGCTTGAACAGCAGTATAGCCGTCGTCAAAACCCGGTGGTGGCGTGCTAGGTTGAGCGTCGTATTCAATGATGTTCTCAACCAAGTTGCCTTTGATGATTGCGTAGGTTTGCATTAGTAAGACTCCGTAACGATTATTAGCCCGCCGCCGCCTGCTGATGGCGTGCCAGTTAGTGCATTAGTACCGGCTGCGCCTCCAGCGCCAACCGCGTAACTATACGTTGCGGAAGGAGATGAAATTAGTTTTTCAACATATCCACCGGCACCGGCACCGCCACCAAAAACAGCCGTGCCAGACATACCGCCAGAAGCGCCGCCGCCCCCATAACCCGGAGTTGTCGAAGGCTGCCCATCGCCACCGCCGCCAGCGCCAGCGCCAAAGGCACTATTCCCGCCGCTGTTACCTGTTCGTGCGGTTCCAACACAAGCACCAGACGCGCCGCCACCCGTTACGTTTACGTCGCCGCCTGAAGCCGCACCTCCAATCCCTGCGGTAGCATTTGCTAAACCAGCACCGCCGCCACTTGCGGTTAAGGAGCCGAACGTAGTATTGCCACCAGCCGCGCCTTGCTGCCCTGCGTTGTAGTTAGCATTCCCGCCAGCCCCCCCACCGCCACCACCAACACAGCGAATAAAAATAGCCTTACACCCTGTAGGAGTCGTGTAAGTCCCTGAACCAGATGTAAAGACCTGAACTGTTCTTGTGGCTAGACCCACGGTCCCGGTAAGTGTCGGCAGTGTGAGCGTTCCAGTGTTTGTTATTGATGATATGACCGGGGCAGCAGTAAATGTAGCCACGCCAGTAACACCAAGCGTCCCATTTACATCTAGCTTATAACTTGGCGAAGCAGTCCCAACCCCCACATTGCCGCTGGCGTTTATACGCATGGCCTCTGCGGTGTTTACCTGAATAATCGTAGCCGCTACTGAGTTAATAATCCCGCTTGTTCCATCAGTTTTGAAGGTAGAAATTGTAGCCCCGTCAGATGTGCGGGCGAGGTCTAACACCCCGTTTGTACCTGTAGTTCCTATTTTTGTAGTTCCACTCGCATTAAGCGTAGTAAACGCACCCGCAGCAGGAGTCGTAGCGCCTACGGTGCCGTTGATATTGATTGAGGCGGTGCCGGTTAAGTTTGTGACTGTGCCGCTAGACGGTGTGCCAAGCGCGCCACCGTTGACTACAAACGCGCCCGCGGTTCCAGTATTCACACCGAGCGCGGTAACTACGCCTGTTCCTGTTGTGGTTGTGGCTGGAGCAGCTCCAGCACCACCGCCGAGTACCAACGCATTAGCCGCAAGTGCGGCAGAGGTCGCCCAAGTTGAAGCCGTAGTAAAGTAAGGCACACCACCGCTGGTTCCGGCCACGGTCAGCGCCAAGGTGCCGCTGGTCGTTATTGGAGACCCCGATACCGAAATCAAACCTCCGGTAAACGACTGCGCCACGCTGCTCACGGTTCCGCTGCCCTTGCCGTTAAACGTATTCCAGTCGGTGCTGGTCAAATAGCCATTAACGCTCGTTGTCGCAGCTGGCATACTGATGGCTGGTGTTGTGCCGCCTGAAGATACAACTGGAGATGTTCCAGTAACGGATGTCACGCCGCCAGGTGATCCACTAGCAGCGGCAGTAATCAGTCCTTTTGCATTGACGGTAATGTTGGCATTTGTAAATGCGCCAACGTTGGAATTGACCGTCGCAAGCGTTGATGCGTTGCCGACAGATGTTACATCACCAGTTAGGTTGGCGTTAATTGTGGCTGTGCCTGTAGCATTTCCAGTGCCGCCATTAGCAGTGGCGAGAGTTCCGGCCAATGTAATAGTGCCGGTTGTGGTAATCGGGCCACCGCTAGTGGTCAGTCCTGTAGTACCACCAGAGACAGCTACTGATGTGACGGTGCCAGTTCCCGCGCTTACATTGACTGTTACATCATCACCAGAAGCCGTTGCTGTTACTGACGCTCCAACAAAGTTGATGGTTTTTACACCTGTAGATACAGAAGTGCCTTCGTCTTTAATGCCCACCGCGCCGTTTGTGGACATCGTGGAAATAACTTTGATGTTGTTCGCCAACTCTTGAGAGACTACTTCCCCCACGTTAATCACACGACCATTCGACAAAGTAATAACGAGAGAGCCATCAAAGTCGATGCTGGCATCTGTTACCGATACGCCATCAGCACCGTCTATACCATCAGCACCCGGCAATCCATCTTCACCTTTTTTGCCATGAAGTCCGTCGCGCCCTGCTCGTCCATCCTTACCAGACCGGCCATCTGAGCCGTTGCGCCCGTCCTGGCCATCTTTAATCGATGTAATGCGTTCAGATAGCTTGTCGGCAACATCGCTGTACTCGCCCCGCAGATCAGCCTCCATCTTACGCAAGGCTTGAATCACAACATTGACGTTCTCGCCTATGCGTTGCTTCTGAATGGTTTTGGCTTGAGCGACAGAATCTTTTATAGACTCAAGCGCAATTGTCTGCTGCTCTTGGGTCATGCCCTTCAAAAGAAGGTCTATTGCAAGTTTATCAACGTCCATTGCTCAACTCCTTCGTCAACTGATCGAGGAAATCTTCTTCCATGCCAGCGACTTTGTTGCGCTTTTCAGCCATCTGAAGTTCAACAATCTTGCTCTTGTTCTTCATGTCAGCTTCTTTCAACATAAGCTCGGCAATCTTAACGCGCTTGTCAAACTCGTTAGACTCATTGCCTTGAGGTAGATTCTTGGTAGTCGAGGCCAGTATCTTAGCCTGTGTTTCCTGCGGCATCAGTTGAGTCTCGGTCATCAGCTTGGTAGCCTCTGCTCGATTCTGTTCGGCCTGCGTCGTATCGACAGCAATAGCGGCCTGTGCTGCTTGGAGTGCGAGCTGCTGCTGCGCTTGCTGTAACTGCTGTGCTTCAGGATTAGGTTGACTCATCTGGTCGAGTGCCGCAATCAACTCAAAGCGATTGGTCAAGCTGCTGTTGTTCAAGATGCCTTTCAGAATCAGCGGCAACACTGGTGTATTGGGTCCGAGTGTCTGTAGCAATCCGATAAACTGTTGCTGCTCATACTCTCTCGCAATAATACCCAACGTTGCTGTTGGAATGAACCGCATGTCTACAGATGGGTATCGTTCAGGGTCAAACTGCATAAACCGGAATGCAGCTTTCTGGATAAACGGAATCAGGAAATCTTCCTGAAAGTTTACCAGTGTGCGCTTGTACTTCTTGATGATCGTTGCTACGGCCATGCTCATACCGGCACCGTCTCGATTACCTTGGCTCACCATGCCCTGACTATCCATCGTGCCAGTAGCTTGCAGCAGCATTCTCTCAAAGTCCTTGGCAGTCGCCATGTTGTTTAGGCTTGTCTCGCCAAACTTGAAAGGGTAGAGAATCTCAGCAGGGTTGCCGTTGACCATAAACGCCTTGCCCGGCTTTACCTCAAACTTGGCGCCACGCGGCAGCCTGGTTGCATCTAAGCCCATCATGGGGCTGGTGGTCAGTGCCAAGCTATCCAGATGGCTTCTGACCTGCGCGTCAATCGCCTTCTGCATGTTGTAGGACTTCTCGACCGTCCCACGCCCAAGCAGACGGTTAGGCACAGTGTCATCCTGATAACTGATGATTGGACGGTCTTTCATCATGTACGGATTGGCTTCTGCCTTCAACAAAACACCTTCGTTGGCAATAACCACAATGGCTTCGACCATGTTGGC